GCTTGTGAATACTCCGGCTCCATGTGTCCTCAGCAAGTTGTGTCAGCAATTGAACCTCTCCTCGGTACTAATACTTATTCCCTGGAGCATCATTGCTAACACCTTAATCACTATCAGAATCTTCATCATGTCTCCTCTTCTTGTGGGTCAACATGAAGATTTTATAAACTTCATTACCGAATATTGAGTATATCTCACTTTTCATTCGGCATGACAACGGGCAATCAGCAGCCATTACTAATGCTGCTGCCTCATTTGCTGGCACCCCTTCATCCAACAGCAGCCAATAGGTACTGCCTGGTATTGAGTGCTTCTTCTTGAAGGCATCCAAATCCTTCCTCTTCTTACCAAACATCTTGTCGGTCATGCTGGTAATCCATCTTGGAACTCTGCCAATCTTAGTTCCAATCTCATCATAATCTATTGCATCATTGCAATCGCAATCATGCTTAGCACAACAGACCCCCACCGGCTGATCTTCATCGACCAATTGGCTGACCGTGGAGACCTTCTTTAGTTTAAAGCCACATATTGCGCATTCTTATATGCCAATCTGGCCAGATTCAGCTCTGCGTCAACAGCCTCATATGAGAGGTATGTTGGGACACCTCCAGTGGCAAATGCACCAAAAGCTGACACCACTCCAATGTCATGTGGGCGCTTGCCGTTGACAAACTGTCGGACCGTCTTGGTACATATGGCCTTAGCAGCCTTTTTGTCCGTCATACCTTGTGTTGCCGAATGTGTGCAGACAGCTGCAATGTCAGAGCGTGAGTACGGCAGGTGTTGTCCGCCTGATTGTGCAGACGAGTTGATGGCAACAACAAGTTCATGTTTGGTCTTGTACAAGCCAGCAATAACCGGGTTGTTCAGCATCTCTTCTACGGATGCTCTTGAGAAAATGGCCCCTGCCAGTGGTGTCAAAACCACCATGTTACTAGCCACTGCCAACTCAGTGTAACAGTTCAGGATGTCAACTGCCACTAGACTTGCTTGCTTCATAGTAAGCGTGATGGCTCTTGCAGTGACTGCAGGAGCTGCAGTTGGAGGTGTGTTGGTCTTGAAGGTGGCCATAGTGATGGTTCCACCAATTTCGTAAGTCTCTGTGTCACCAATAGGGACAGTCAGCCAATGCTTCTCTAGATCCCTTATCTTCTTGGCCATGGTGTGATCGTCATCATTTTCAACAGTTATCTTATGCATTGTAGTGGGATCAGCATTGTACTCTGCTCTGGCACGAGTTATGTAAGCGTTTAGATTGGCCTTGCTCACAACAGTCCGGCATCTGATATGCCAATGTTTGTCCTGATCCTTGCCAGCCTTGATTTGCCGTGTCTCAGGAGCAATCTTAAATATCACAAGCTCCATGTAGTTAAGGCATTTCCTGGCATCGTCCATGTTAGGGTCAGCCAGAATATCAGGCATGATCTTGGCAATTTCAATCCTGAGAGACCACATGTCCAACGGAGATGTTCCAACACGGTCTAGCAGTGCCTTTAGGGAGATCTCAGTGGCAATCGTGTCTTGCCCAAGTGATGTCTTTAAGTCACCAATCTTCTTGTCTTGGGCATTGAAGTCATTGATGAGGTCATCGCTGATGTCCTTCATGTCGGTCTTAACCGTTGCAGCTGAATAAGTTAGCTGTTTGAAGGCCATAGTTGATTCCTTCGACAAACGTGTGAGCTAGGACAATTAGATCAGTTTCCAAATAATCTGATACAGGTTTGAGTGCCTCTTTAAGTGAGTCAAAGCTTTCACAAACGATGGTAGTTCTCTCAATTGCAAACTTTGTGTACACTGGGATTAACAACTTGGCAGATAGTATGATTGGGTTAGGATACCAAAGGGAGACCTACTGGG